CTGAAAGATCTTAATGCCACAAGGGCATACAAGACGGCATACAAAAATATAAAAAGTGAAGAAACAGCAGCAACTAACGGAAGCAAATTGCTAAGAAATACCAAGGTTGCTGAAGAAATACAAAAAAGAATGGACGAAAGAGCGAAAAGAACAGAAATAACACAGGATAAAGTGCTTAAGGAAATAGCAAGACTGGCATTTACAGATATAACTTCGATTGTCAGTGTCAAGAAGTTCAAAACTAACATAGGGGAATATTCAAAGGTTGTTATAAAAGATTTTTCAGAGCTAACAGAAGATCAGAGAGCATGTATTTCAGGAGTGAAGGAGACCAAACTTGGAATTGAAGTAAGTTTCTGCAGTAAAGAGAGGGCACTGGAATTATTGGGAAGACATCTCGGAATGTTTAACGACAAGCTGCAGCTTTCGGGTGAAGTCAAGACAGGCAACCCTTTTGCAGGTCTGACAACTGAAGAACTGAAGGAAATAATTAAAAATGAGAAATAGGGAGCTTATAAGACAGGCAGAACTGGAACTTGCAAGGCGTGAGTTCTTTTTTTATTGTCATCTGATGTCACCTGATTTTTATGAAAGCGATAGAATTTATTTGCTAGAACTGTGCCAGGACATGCAGGAATTTGTCGAATCCGAGGACGACGTACTGATTATCAATCTGCCACCGAGACATGGGAAATCAAGGACGGCCACAATGTTCGTCGAGTGGCTGCTTGGAAGAAACTCTTCAAAGAAAATAATGACAGGTTCATACAACGAGACACTGTCAACTGTATTTTCAAAAGCTGTGAGAAATACAATTTCTGAAATAAAGGCTGATCCGGATAAGATTGTTTACAATGATGTATTCCCAGATATCAAAATTAAAAAAGGCGACGGGGCAATGAATCTGTGGAGCTTGGAAGGTCAGTACAGTAATTATTTGGCAACATCGCCGACGGGAACTGCGACAGGTTTTGGGGCGGATATAATCATAATTGACGACCTGATTAAAAATGCAGAGGAGGCAAATAATGAAAATGTCCTGGAAAAACACTGGGAATGGTTTACAAATACAATGCTTTCAAGGCTTGAGACGAACGGAAAGATAATAATCATAATGACAAGATGGCACTCAAATGATTTAGCTGGAAAAGCTTATGATGAAATGTTAAGAACAGGGTACAAGATAAAGCAGGTAAAAATGAAGGCCCTTCAGAATGATGGGACAATGTTATGCGATAAAGTTCTCACTTACGAAGAGTATCTGAGAAAGAAAAAAACGATGGGTGAGGATATAGCAAGTGCCAATTATCAGCAGGAACCGATAGACCTTAAAGGGCGTCTATATACATCATTCAAGACTTATGACAGAATAAATTTCGAATTTGACAGGATATGCAGTTACACAGATACAGCGGATCAGGGGAGTGATTATTTGTGCAGCATCATATATGGGGAATACAATAGGGAGGCGTATGTACTGGACGTCTATTACACGAAGGAAGGAATGGAAATAACTGAAAAGGAGACAGCTAGAAGACATTTTGAAAATGAAGTAAATTTGGCCGTGATTGAAAGTAACAATGGTGGACGTGGGTTTGCCCGTAACGTTGAGAGAATTTTAAAATTTGAGCACCACACGAACTCCTGCAGGGTTACATGGTTCCATCAGTCGAAAAATAAGACGGCAAGAATTATATCAAACAGTACCTGGGTAATGGACCACGTATATTTCCCTAAGAACTGGAGGGACAGATGGCCCGAATATTACTCTGCAATGAATAAGTACCAGAAGGAAGGGAAGAATAAGTACGATGACGCCCCTGATGCAACCACAGGAGTGGCAGAAAGAACAAATGTGAAAGGTAAATACACACTCTAAGGAGATTGGAAATGTTTAATTTTATAAAAAAACTGTTTAGGAGAAATAAAAAGATGGGAAATGAACTTGAAAGATTAATAAACGACTTCCTTATGTCAAGGAAAAAAAAACAGATGGAAGACAGCCATAAATATTACACTGGCCAGCATGATGTACTGAACAGGCATAGGGATATGATAAATGAAAACGGAGAACTGGAACCGCTTAAGAATGTCAAGGTTGCCAAACTTGTTGATAACCAGTACTCAAAACTTGTTGATCAGAAGACAAATTACCTACTTTCAAAAACTCCCACATTTCAGTCTGACAATGATGAATATACAGAGTCACTGAAGGGTATAATCAATGACAGATTTCTGAAACTTCTCAGGATGGTAGGAAAAGATGCATATAAATACGGTATAGGCTGGCTATATGTATATATTGGAAATGACGGGAAACTAAAATTTAAAAGATTTGACGGTCGGAATGTGATACCAGTATGGAAGGACGAAGAACATGAAGAGCTTGACTATGTAGTAAGGCTTTACACAGTTAAAGAATTCAAGGATGGAGGATTTCAGACATCAACAAAGGTTGAGGTATACAGGGAAACAGGAGTTGAATACTATAACTGGAATAATTCCCTTATGGTCGACAGGGAACCTGAATCGTATCTGAGACTTGAAGATAATAACGGAGATGTGCAGGGGTATAACTGGTTAAAACTGCCTGTGATACCATTCAGATATGATGAGACAGAAACTCCTCTGCTTGTCAGAGTGAAATCCTTACAGGACGCACTAAATGAACTTATATCAGTGATGCAGGACAGGGTGGAAGAGGATCCTAGAAATACAATTCTGATTGTGAAGAACTATGATGGGACAGACTGGAGCGAGTTCAGACATAACTTAAGAGTCCACGGTGTAATCCCGATCCGTTCGGACGAAACGGGAGAAGGTGGAGTCGATTCATTAAAAATCGAAGTAAACAATGAAAATTATAAAGTTCTGGTTGATATATTTAAGAAGGCCATCATTGAAAACGGAAGAGGATTTGACGCAAAGACTGAAACACTTGGAGCTAATCCAAACCAGCTGAATATCCGTTCGATGTACTCAGATATAGATCTTGATGCAAATTCAATGGAAGTGGAATTTAAGGCATCGTTTGAAAATCTTATGTGGTTTGTAAATAATCATTTAAGAAATACGGGATCAGGTATATCCGAAGACGAGAAACTGGATATAATTTTCAACAGAGATATTTTAGTGAATGAAAGCCAGGCAATTGAAGACTGTCAGAAGTCAGTTGGGATATTATCGCGGGAAACTATAATTGGACAGCATCCATGGTCGGTAAATGTGGAAGAGGAAATAAAAAAAATTAGAGATGAAAAACAGGAGAAAATGGAAGACTACGGAGGATTCGGAGAGCATAACCACTCTGATGATATAGATGAGTAAGAAATACTGGCAAGATAGATTTATCGAGGAAGAGGAACGACTTAATAAGATAGCGGGAGATGAATTCCGGAGACAACAACTGGAATACGAGAGGGCTATATCGAGAATGAACAAGGACATCGAAGTATGGTACAACAGAATAGCTAAGAATAACGATGTATCACTTGCGGAAGCTAAAAAGATGCTGAACGACAAAGAACTTAAGGAATTTAAGTGGACACTTGACGAATACATCAAACACGGGGAAGAAAATGGAATCAAGAAAGACTGGAGCAGACAACTTGAGAACGCAAGTGCAAAAGTACACATTGAGAGGCTTGAGGCTATGAAGCTGCAAGTAAGAGGGGAAATAGAAAAACTTTATAATGGCCGTGAAAGCGGATTTGAAAGTTATCTTAAAAATCTATATAAAGACCAGTACAACCGTACGGCTTTTCAGATAGCAAAAGGTACAGGAGTAGCAACTAATATATATAGCCTTAACGATAAGCTTGTAAATACAGTTATTAAAAAGCCATGGGCTCCCGATGGAAAAAACTTTTCTGATAGGATCTGGGAAGACAAGGACAAGCTTATAAATACCCTGCACACTGAAATGACGCAGGCGTTTATCAGAGGCGACAGTCTTGAAAAACTGGCTGATAAAATTGCTGAGAAAATGAAAGTGTCGAAAGCAAATGCATCAAGACTGGTATATACAGAAAGCGCAGCTTATTCAAGCAAGGCAAGGTTCAAAAGTTATCAGGATTTAGGGGTAGAAAAGTATGAAGTTGTCGCAACACTGGACAGCAGGACATCGGACATATGTCAGGATATGGATGGTAAGGTATTTGACTTGAAAGATTATGAAGTTGGAGTCACTGCGAATCCGTTTCATGTCAGATGTCGTACTACTACAGCCCCTTACTTTGATGACATGGAAGGCGAAAGAGGCGAAAGAGCCGCAAGAAATGAGAAAACAGGAGAAACGGAGTATGTTCCAGCGGACATCACATATAAGGATTGGAAAGAAAAATATGTGAGTAATAATTCAGAAAAAGTATTGCAAAATGATATAAAAATGAGTACAATGGAACCAGGGATAATTGATAAGATTTTAAAAACAGTAAAAACGGAAAATTCAGATGCAAGAAAGGAAATAGCTGAAGAGCTGTTGAAAGCTAATGGGCTGAATGTACCAGTTAATGTTGAAAAAATACAATCACGTGGTTTTTGTGGGATTAAAATTAAAAATGACACTATGGAGATTTCGTCGTATAATTTACAGCTGGACGATGACAGAGACATCAGATACCAGATAAAAACTATGGTACATGAAATTTATCACGCTAAAATGAATGGGTTAAAAACGGATTTTATGACTTTAGGGAAGTATGAATTTTTAATGGTGGAAGAAACGTTTACAGAAGCGACAGCGCACTATTTAATTAAAGGAATAGGAATATCGGATAATCTTATGCCTGCTTACCCAGGTTATCTGACAGAAACTCTGCCGAAGCTTAAGATGCTTAAGGAATTTAAAGACTGTAAGACGATCGAGGATTTCGGAGAAATAATGTTTGATTACAGATTTGGAAATAAGAAAACAGCAGAGTGGACGAAAATATATAATACTTTGGATAATTTACATTTTGATAAGCTGGAATATGCAAGAAAATATTTTAGTTATATTGAAAATAATCTGGATGATATAGCAGACAAAATGATAGAAAACACACCTATATGGAAGGGTAAAAAAGAAGAAATAAAAAAAATAGCCCGTGAATGGGTAAAAAAAGGAAAAATACCAAGCCGAGAACAAGAAAAAATCTACATCGAAAATATACTAATGGCTAGCATGAGGCTTAAAGGAGTTGAATAAAAATGATAATGATAGAACTGGAACCGGAGCATTGTGAATTTAAGGAAAATGTAAAAAAAGTAAAAACTATATTTATTGAGAACTACACTGACGAATATAAAGACGGAGATGCCGATAAAAAAATTATTGAAGAATTAAAGAAAATCGGAGAAAACAGGCTGGCTAAGCTGTACGAGAAATATAAAGATTATAACGCCATGATGGCTGAAATCTTAGGATGGAAACAATAAATAGCATAATAATTCAAGAGCGGTTTAACGACCGCTCTTTTTTGTTTATATGAGGAAAAATGATAAAACTGAATGTTTATCACAGTGATGGAAACTACATGGGGATATCGTATGACGGAACTTTAAAGGAATTCATTAAAAAAGCTGATAAAGGTAAAAGCATAAAGTTAGTAAGCGATGGAAAAGAATGGTATATAAACTCAGCACTGATACTGGCATTTGAGGAGGTGAAGTAAGAATGCTTAAAATATTTATTGGAGTTCTACAGGCAGGACTTGTGATATTAAAACTTTTAGGTCTCCTACATACGGGCTGGTGGCAGGTATTAATGCCTTTGGAGATTATATTCGGTATTTTAATTCTGGCCTTTTTATTGCTAGGGGTAATAAAATTCATAGAGTGTAAAAAGTAAATATTTCGCCTTTTTTGGATTTGCAGGCGTAAAAGAACAAATCGGACATAATACCGCTGACATACAGCGTAAAAAATGAAGGAGTGATTATTTTATGAACAAAGCGGATCTGTTAAAACTTGGACTGACGGAGGAACAGGCTGAAAAAGTGCTGTCGGTAAATGCGGAACAACTGAAAGGATTTATCCCGAAAGCAAGATTTGATGAAGTAAACAACGCCAAAAAACAGGCAGAGAAAGATTTATCCGAAAGGGATAAGCAGCTTGAAACTCTGAAGAACAGTACTGGGGATGTTGAAGCTTTGAAGCAGACAATTGAAACACTGCAGAACGAAAATAAGGCCGCAACGGATAAATATAATGCCGAACTTGCGGAAATAAAACTGGCAGGAGCGTTGGATACGGCCTTGCTTGGAGCGGATGCCTTAAATGTCAAGGCGGTAAAAGCATTATTGGACATGAGTAAAATCAAAATGGACGGTGATGTACTGCTTGGAATCAATGAACAGATTGAAAGCTTGAAAAAAGCGGAAGACAGTAAAATGCTGTTTAAAGCCCTTGAAGTGGGAAAACAAAAAGGGCCTAATTTCGCAGGAGTTAAACCTGGCGAAGGAAATACAGGAACACGGGAAAGCAGAGCTCCAAAATCTCTGCATGATGCCATAATGGCAAAATTTACACAAACAGATTAAAAAAATTAGGAGGTGGCTTATATGCCAATAACACTAGCGGAAGCTAAAAAGAACGTACAGGACGATTTGCAGATTGGAGTGATTGACGAATTTGCAAAGAGTAACTTTATCATGAACAACATACCCTTTGACAATGTAGTGTCCCCGACAGGAGGAGGAACTACAATGACTTATGGATACACAAGACTTAAGACACAACCAACTGCGGACTTCAGGGAAGTCAATCACGAATACACACCTGCTGAAGTTTCTAAGGAAAGACACAATGTCGACTTAAAAATCTTCGGGGGATCATTCCAAATTGACAGAATTATCGCAGACATGGGCGGGATAGTGTCAGAAGTGCAGTTGCAGATGACACAGAAAATAAAAGCCGCATCTGCCTTATTTAACAACACTGTGATTAATGGTGACAGTGCAGTGAATAGTAAGGCATTTGATGGTCTTGAAAAAGCAATCACAGGAAGTTCAACAGAATTTACTCCAGGAGCCGCAATAGACTTATCTACTTCGGCCGCAATAGATAGCAACTACAAGGCTTTCCTTGACATGCTGGATGAATTTCTGATGGGACTTGACGGAACACCTTCCATGATAGCCGGAAACTTACAGCTTATTGCAAGAATAAGGGCGTGTGCAAGAAGAACTGCAATGTATACGACTGCTCTGAACAGTTTCGGTCAGCAGGTCGAGATGTATGCGGGAATTCCTCTTGTAAATCTCGGGGCTAAACCAGGAACAAATGATCCTGTCGCCGAAACTAAATCAGCTACTGGTGAAACGTCACTGTATGCTGTAAGATTTGGAATGGATGGATTCCATGGGGTCGCTCCAACAGGAAATGGATTAATCAAGTCATGGCTGCCCGACTATAAGACAGCGGGAGCAGTTAAAACTGGAGAAGTTGAAATGGTTGCGGCGGTTGCATTGAAGGCGACAAAGGCCGCAGGGATATTCAGAAAGATTAAAGTTAAGTAGGAGGTGCTTTGAATGGCTGTAATAAAATCACCGAATCAGGAATATACAGGGACAAGTGCAGGAGTAACTTTTGTTAACGGAGTCGGAAACACTGACAACGAAAATTTAATCGAATGGTTCAGGGATCATGGTTATGAAGTGGAAATTGATGCTGAAGTTAGTACTGAAGAAGACTCGGGAGAAAAAAAGATAGACGATTTGGAGAAAACGGAAGAAATAGGAAAAAATGAAAAAGAAGTAGAAGATGAAAAAGAAGTAGAAAAAGCCAAAAAACCAAAGAAGTAGGTGCGGGGCATGGAGTATGTGGAAAATATTAAAGAAGACGTGATAAAAACATTAAAGTCGGTAGGCTATGAAGTCGTAGATGCCGACTTATTTTTATTGGAACAGAGTATTGAGAAAGTTAAATCTTATATTAAAAATAAGACTAATCAGAATAAAGTTCCTGGAGGCTTGAAATACATCTGGATTGACAGAAGTACAGGCGAGTTTTTAAATTTTAAGAAATCACTGAATCAGCTTAATCTGAATGGATTGAATTTTGGCCGTATGGCGAAAGAAATAAGTGAAGGCGATACAAAAGTCGTATACGAGGACACAAAAACAACGGGAGATAAATTTGAAGTTTATATGACATATCTTATGATAAGAGGGGAAGACGAACTCTTGAGATATAGGAAGATAGTATGGTAGAAGAATTGAAACAGGCAAGAGAAGCCATCCAGTCGATGTGGACTGGGATATGTAATATATTTTGGTTTAAGAATTCTAAAAATAAGTATGGTACAGTTGTTACTGAAGTTAAGGAACTTTACAGGAATATACCGTGTCGACTGAGTTTTAAGAATATCAGTCAGACAGAGCAGACTGAAAGTGTGGCTAAGAAGACATCTCAAGTTGTAAAACTGTTTATCGCTCCTGAGGTTTATGTCCCTCCGGGCAGTGTAATTGAGGTCACTCAAAACGGAATTACAAGGAAATACAAACATTCAGGAGTATCAGCAGTTTACACTAATCATCAGGAAATAATACTTGATGTGGAACAGGAGAAAGCGTAATGGCAAGCAGTAAAATAGAAGTTCAGATAGATGGATTGAAAGATTTTCAGAAACTTTTGCAGGAAATGAAAGCAGAAGAGGAAAGGTTCATGACAGAAACTATAAAGGAACTTGCTGCAAGACTTCTCAGAAAAGTAATTAAAAGAACTCCTGTAAGTTCTCCTAATTTTGGGAATGCAACATATAAGAGGGACAATAAGAAAAAAGGCATAAAAAAAGGTGACACCATATACAATAAGAATGGAAAGGCCAGAGTTTTGAAAACTAAGACAGTGACGTATAAAAAAGCTGGAAAGACCATCTCAAAGACTTATGGCGGACAAGGTGGAACTTTAAGGAGAAACTGGACTGTATCTGACGTAAGAAAAAACGGAGGTAACTATGAGATAGAGGTTTCAAATTCTACTGAATATGCAAGCTATGTTGAATATGGCCACAGGCAGACTCCAGGAAGATATGTCCCAGCGATTGGTAAGAGGCTTAAAAAGTCTTGGGTAAAAGGTAAATTTATGCTAACTATCTCTGAAGAAGAACTGAGAAAAGAAGCTCCTGCAGTTATAAAAAGAAAAATATCGGAGTGGCTCAAGAAGTTAGGAGGATAGCAATGTTAAATGAAATTGTGAATGCAATAAGCCTCAGGCTGTCAGAAAGCTTTGGTGGGATAGATGTGCATGTAAATGAACTTGAACAGGGCTTTGAGGAACCCTGTTTTTTTATCGACCTGCTAAATCCCAGCGAAAAACAGATTGTTGGGAACAGATACTTGAGAAGTTATTTGTTTGATATTGCCTATTTCCCAAGAAATAACAGTCAGGTTGAGATTTTCGATGTACTTGACAAGATGCACGATGTGCTTGAATACATAAAGCTTGAAGATGGGACTCTTATGAGAGGACTGAACAGGAATACCATGGAGGAGGATAATGTGCTGCACTATTTTGTGACTTATGAGATGTTTATATATAAGGCAGGAGATAGTAGCAATAACGCAAAAATGGGAAATATAGAACTGAATATAAAACTGAAGGAGGAAAAGAATGGCGGATAATAAAAAATCAGAAGAAAACTCAGAAGAAAAAGCTGTGGCTAAGGAAGAAAAATATATAAAAAGTCAGATTGTAGGATCTGACAGATACAGAAACAGAGCAGACATTCTGAATGTACTGCTTGAAGATAATACGGATTATACACTATCTGAAATAGATAAAAAGTTAAAAGATTTTTTAGGTAAGGAGGTTAAATAATGGCATACGGTGGAGGTACATGGTTTGTACAGAATAAAGTTCTACCAGGAACATATATCAACTTTATAAGTAAAGAAAGGGCTGAACTTGTATTCTCTGACAGGGGATATGCAGCACTTGGCGTGGAACTTGACTGGGGAACTGATGGAGAAATATTCAAGGTTGAGAACGGTGATTTTATTGAAAACTCAATGAAATATTTTGGGCACTCATACGATTCTGATAAACTGAAAGGATTAAGAGATTTCTACAAGTATGCCCAAACAGGATACATTTACAAACTTAATACGGGCGGTGCAAAAGCGTCAAATACATTTGGTACAGCAAAGTATACTGGAGAAAGAGGTAATGATATCAAAATATCGGTACAGGCAAATGTGGATAACGCTTCACATTTTGACGTCATAACTTTTGTTGACGGGGAAAAAGTGGATGTTCAAACAGTTGCCACTGCAAAGGATTTAAAAAACAACGACTTTGTAATTTTTAAATCAGATGCAACTCTTACGGCAACAGCGGGGACTCCTATGTCAGGAGGTACAAACGGAACTGTAACAGGTTCATCACATCAGTCATTCCTGGATAAAATTGACAAATATTTCATAAATACTTTGATATGCAACTCAAATGAGAAAACAATCAAGGATTTATATGTGCAGTACACAAAAAGAATGAGGGACAGGGTAGGAGCAAAATTTGTATGTGTCGTTTACCGTGCAACAGATCCTGATTATGAAGGTGTTATCAATGTAAAAACGAAGACGCTGGATTCAGATTTTCCTGAAAACTCGGCAGTCTACTGGGTTGGAGGGGCTGAGGCTTATTGTGCAGTCAACAGAAGTTTGACTAATACAAAATATAACGGGGATTTCAAGCTTGAAGTAAATGAAACTCAAACAGAACTGGAGCTGGCTGTGAAAGCAGGATATTTCATATTTCATAAAACCGGGGATGAGATAAGAGTACTAAAGGACATCAATTCTTTTGTATCGTTTGTGAAAAGGAAGAACAGGGATTTTTCATTTGCACAGGTCATAAGGGTATTGGATCAGATAGCGATAGATGTAGCAACAATATTCAATGGAACGTATCTCGGGTCGTCCAACAACACCTCATATGACAGGAATGATTTGAAAAAAGATATAGGAAAACATCATGAAACCCTTGAAGATTTAAGGGCAATAAGGGATTTTAATGAGGAGACAGATATAACAGTCGTTGAAGGTGAAACAAGGGAAAGTGTACTGGTTACAACAAACGTACGGCCAGTCGTTGCAATGGAAAAACTTTACATGAATGTAATCGTAAGCTAGAAAGGAGAGTGAGTATAGATGGCGGATACAGCTATCATGAAAGGTAAGGACGCCATATCGGGGAGCCTTGCCAAATGTTTTGTAACAATTGGGAACAGAAGATACAGTTTAATGCAGGCAATCAATGTTAAGGCTGAAATGGAAAAAAATAAGGTTGAAGTGCCAATTTTAGGAAAAACTGGAAAAGGTAACAAGGCTGCTGGCTGGAAAGGGACGGGAAGTGCAACATTCCACATGAACACCTCTATTTTTAGGGAATTGTTACAGGAATACACTAGAACAGGAAAAGATGTATATTTTGACATGCAGCTTGTGAATGAAGATCCTACGGCATCGGTCGGAAAACAAACTATAATGCTTATAGATTGTAATCTTGACGGGGGAATAATTGCACTGTTTGATGCAGATGCGGATTATCTGGAAGATGAGTTTGACTTTACATTTGAAGACTGGAAGATAGTCGACAAATTTACGGATCTTGATGGAATGAAATTATAGAAGGGAGTTTAATGGCTCCCTCTTTTTAAATTATAAAAATAACAGGAGGATAGTATAGATGAAGGATTTAAAATTTTTTTTAAGACAAAATGCGACATTACCAAAAAATGAGGAGGTGGAAGTTACACAAAGATTCAAGGATGAAAACGGAAACCCTATAAAGTTTGAAATAAAGCCTATCTCAAACGAGCTGGACGACGAACTGAGAAAGCAGAATACAAGACAGGTAAAAAGAGCCAAAGGGGTATATGTACCTGAACTGGATAACCAGGGTTACCTTGCAGATATGACTATAAGGGCAGTAGTGTACCCTGATCTGAATGATAAGGAACTGCAGGATTCATGGGGGGTAATGGATGCAAAGGAACTTATAAATGCCATGCTTTTACCAGGAGAATACAATGTGCTGCTTCAGGCGATACAGCAACTAAACGGATGGGATCTGTCACTTGATGACATCAAGGAAGAAGCAAAAAACTAATCGAGGCAAACATAGCAGAATATAACTATGCGTATTACTGCTTACATAAGCTTAAGATAAGGCCAAAGGAGTTTGCCGAAATGGATATATATGAAAAGGGATTCATAATGGCCTGCATAGATCTGAAGGTCAAAAAGGAAAAGGAAGAAGAAAAACAGGCAAAAAGAAAGGCACGCCATAGAAGACGTTAGGAGGTGAGATTATGGGGACAATTCAGAACAGTATAGTGTTAAACGACAGAATGACTCAGACATTTACGGCAATCAATAGGGCTATAGAGTCGACCATAAACACCATCTCGACTCTTGGCGGGAAAAATATAAATATAAACACTGCTAATCTGGTCAGTGCGAGGCAGCATTTGGCCGTTGCAGAGCATGAAATGCAGAACATGGTAGGTACATCCCAGCAACTGAACAATAATTTGAGTAAAACTAAGGGTATAGTCGGGGAGATTGTCGGTAAACTTAAGACAGCATTCGGACTTGCGGCGGTTGTCATGGCGACGAAGAAGACGATAGAACTGTCAGATCAGAATGCTCAGATAACGGCAAGATTAAATCTTGTGTCAGATGCACCTGAACAATTAAAGAAACAGATATACCAGTCAGCAAATGACGCACGGGTCGCATATACGGATTCAATGAATCAGGTGGCAAAGCTTGGACTTCTTGCAAAGGATTCATTTAACAATACAAATGAAATTGTTAAGTTTACGAATCTTATGAACAAGGCATTCAAAGTTTCAGGAACCGGTGCACAGGAGGCAACGAGTGCAATGTACCAGCTGACACAGGCTATGGCCGCAGGAAAACTTCAGGGGGACGAATTTCGTTCGGTGATGGAAAATGCCCCTATGGTGGCACAGGCAATAGCGAAATATATGAATGTTCCCCTGGGGCAACTGAAAGAGTTAGGTGCAAAGGGGCAGATAACGGCGGATATTATCAAAAATGCATTATTCAACGCAGGTGATGAGATAAATGAGAAATTCAAGACTCTGCCTCTCACATGGCAGGATGTATGGGTACAGGCTAAAAATTTTGCGATAAGGCAACTGGATGGAGTGCTGCAGAAAGTAAATCAGGTGGCAAATTCAAAGGCATTCCAGTCTTTTGTGAATAGTGCAAAAATAGCTTTTTTCGGACTTAAGACTGTAGCCGAGGGAGTTTTTAACGGAATAGCGGCCGCAGGAAAATTCATAGCAGATAACTGGACGGCAATAAGCCCAATTATATGGGGAGTAACGGCAGCGCTTATTACATATGTAACGTGGCAGGGCATCTCGGTTGCGATTGAATGGATAAATGTGGCAGCTAAATTTGCATTGAATCTGGCCGTAACTATTTTGACAATGGCAAAGATAGCACTTACATTTGCGGTCAAAGGGTATACCGCAGCACAGACTATGGCTAATGCGACAGCATGGATGTTCCCGGGAACTTGGCTTGCGGCGATTATAATAGGTGTGATTGTTGCGATACTTGCTCTGGCGGTGGCGATAGTCCAATGGGCAACAGGAACTCAGAGTGCACTTGAAACAATAGGGGGTATGTTCTACTGGCTTGGAGCGGCCATCTACAATATAGGGGTTGCTATCATGAATATTCTTATTATTGTAGCGACAGTAATCATACTGGCTTTTATCCTGGTCGGAACTACAGTAGCAAACGTATTCATAGGAATATGGAATGTAGGAGTCTGGCTTGTGAATATACTCGTTCAGGCATGGTACTGGCTTGTAAATGCCGCAATCATGGCGTGGACATGGTTAAAGGTAACAGTAAGTAATATTCTTAAAGGTCTGTATAATTTCTTCGTAGGGATAGCTAATGGGTTCATAGATGGATTTAATGCGATAGGAAGAGGAGCAGTAACGGTTGCAAATGGTTTCCATAATGCTTTTGCTAACGCAATAAATTCTCTTGCAAAAATGGTTGAGGATTTTGTTAATGGATTTTTACGGGGTTTGAATGAGATAGGTAAGGTCGTGGATTCTGTCCTTGGTACTCACTTCTCAAATGGGGGAGCTCTTCATGTGAATTTGGGTAGAATGGGCGGTGGCAGTGCGTCATTTACTCCAGCACAGCATATACAGGCTATGGCTTACGGGGATGCTAATGGCATGGCTGTAGAACAAAAACAAGCTCCTCAATTTGATTATGCAGGGTTTATTGATCCTTCAGGAGCAATGAAAGGCGTAATGGACGGGGCAGAAAAACTTGCAAATGGGAAATTCAAAGATTTAAAGACTGCCTTTGATATAGGTAAAATCAGCACAAGAATGGGTCTAAAAGGCATAACTGACACGTTTAACGAATATAAGGATAAGTTAACGGGAAAAGATAAACCGGTTGGAAATGACGGAACTGGAAAAGATAAAAAAGATGGTGGAGGCGGAAAAGATCCGAATAACAAAAAAACTGCAGACAATACTAAAAAAATGGCAGACAAGATGGACGACATGGACGAAGACATGAAATATTTGAGGGATATTGCTGAAAAAGAATATGTAAACAAATTTACAACCGCAGAGGTGAAAATAGATATGACAAACTATAACGATATTTCAGAGCAGGTGGATGCAGAAGATTTCATGGACAGGCTCGGAGAAAGAATAGCCGAACATGTGCATACTGCGGCAGAGGGGGTGCATGACGATTAATGAAGACACATGGGTATATTTTCTACATTGACAAAATTTTGTTGCCGGTATCCCCGGCATCTGTCAATGTATCACATAAGAACATGAATGAGGTAATAAAGCTTATAAATGATGCAGAATTTAATCTGCTGAAACAGGAAGGGTTAAAAGAAATAAGTTTTAAGTTCATGATCCCCTCCCAACGATATCCTTTTGCGAGATATTTAGGGGTTTACCAAAAACCAAGTTACTTTTTGGATAAACTTAAAAATCTTAAGAAAAGGGCAAAACCATTCCAGCTGATAATAATAAGGAACTATCCGAATTCAGGACGGGCATATTTCAACACTAATCTGAAGGTATCACTGGAAGATATAAAAATTGAGGAAAATGCTGAAGAGGGAATGGATGTATACGTTGATGCGACTTTCAAGGAGTTTATAGATCCACGTCCAAAAGTATACAAGAAAAATGCTGATGGTACTGTAAGTGCTGAAAATCAGAGATGGACAGATAAAGTTGAAAAGAAAATATGCAGTACAAAATATGGAGAAAAGCTGTGGCAGATAGTAAGACGTGAAACAGGTGGACTGGATCAGCTAGAAACAGTTATGGAAGTGAATGGGATTTCCGCGGTCACAAATGCCGTTTCAGAAAAGTTAAGGCTGTGGTAGGAATGCTGGAAAAATTAGGAAACAAAATAAAATCATTCATGTCAAAGCCAGCCGAAGAAAAATACGAAATGGAAAAGGACATAGAACTTATTATTGCAAGTCAGAGTACCGAGACTGTAATATCGCCTCTTGTGACAGACAGTATTGAAGTATCTTGGGAAAGAAAGGCAACACCTGGAAAACTGACTTTCAAAATGGTATTCGATGAAAGGATCCAGGAAGGCGATCAGGTAAGTCTCAAATATCGAGGACAGAACATATTTCTAGGTTATATTTTTGTCAGAAAAATGACAAAGACTAACATAGTAAGTATAACTGCGTATGACCAGCTGAGGTATCTGAAAAGTAAGGCATATTATGTTTTTAAAAGTAAAAAGGCAAGTGATATTGTTAAGCTTATAGCAGAGGATTTTAAACTTACATGCGGAGAGATTGAGGATACGGGTCATGTATTTGAAAAAAGGCGTGAAGATGGAACATCCCTGATTGACATGGTACAGGGGGCTTTAAGTGAGACTTTGAGGCTCACAGGAAAAAGATATGTAATTTATGATGACTATGGGAAGTTGACTTTAAAGGAAACGGAAAAACTTAAATTGGAGGATCTGATTTTTGATAATACTTCAGGAAAGGATTTTGACTTTGAAGTAAGCATAGATAAGGAAACATATAACCAGGTGGTATTGGACTATGTGAATGACAAGGAAAAAAAATTAGAAAAATATCAGGTATTTGACAGTGCCAACATTACTAAATGGGGGCTGTTACAATACTTTGAGAAAATTAATAAAAATACAGCAACTGAAGCAGAAAGAAAAGAACGTGCGGAGAAAATGCTAAAATATTACAATCAGAGAACAAAGTCATTCAAACTGAAAGGGATATTCGGGGATATCAGAATCCGCGGGGGCTCTTCTTTTATTGTTTATATGGATGTTGCTGAATTTAAGCTGGCAAATTATATGCTGGTCGATAAAGTTACCCATAAATTTGGTTTTAAAGAGTATTTTATGGATCTTGACCTGGAAGGAAAAATAGGAGAGGAGGAAGGACACAGTGGCGAAGTTAGAACAAGCTCTGAAACTGATGATAAATAATGCTGTTGAATACAACAAGCCGTGCGAGATTTACGCAGGGAAAGTCAAAACTGTATCCCCTCTGACAATCCTGCTCAATATAAATGTCCCTGTATTAGAAGATGATGAGCTGATACTTACGCATTTTGTGAAGGATTATGACGTTGACATATCTGTAAGTCATGAAACGGAAGATTTCGAGGTTGTAGAAGGTGCTCCGACTGACATCAAGAAACATAAGCATGAATATAAGGGACGTAAAAAAATAACAATTCATAACGGATTAAAAGTCGGAGAAGGTGTGCTTTTGATAAGACAGCAGGGAGGTCAGAAATTTATTGTTCTTGACAGAATTGATGATCCTCAGACAGAAGGTGAGTGGCTATGATACCAAAATTTAAAACAAGTGCAGACATAATGGTAAAAGAATTACCGACAAAAACACACAGGATGGAACTGTATGAAGGTAATTATATTCTCGGATTCGTTGATAGTCTGAAGGCTATGGAACAGGCAATTTATAAGATTATACGAACGGAACGTTATAAATATATTATATATTCCTGGAACTATGGAATTGAGTTGGAAGACCTGTTTGGAATGCCTGTTGAATATTGTGTCGTGGAACTAGAGCGTCGAATATCAGAGGCACTGTTACAGGATAACAGGATAACAGCAGTCAATGGATTTGAATTTGATACTGAAAGCGAGAGAGGAACAGTTCTGATTAAGAAGTTCGTTGCAGAAACAGTATTTGGAGAAATTCAGATTAATGACGGGCTGTCAGTGACAATAATCTAGGAAAGGAGGTAGATGCATGTTTGAGGTAATGACATACGAACAGATAATGGAGCGGATGCTTGCAAGAGTTCCAAATAATCTTGATAAGCGTGAAGGTTCAGTCATATGGGATGCATTAGCTCCTGCGGCAATGGAACTGGAAAGCCTGTATTTTGTTCTACAAGATTTTATAAAGGAAACTTTCGGAGATACAGCCAGCAGGCCAAATCTGATAAGAAGGGCAAGTGAAAGAGGGATTATACCTTACAGGGCAAGCAAAGCAATTCTGAAAGGTATTTTTGACGTAGAAGTGCCCCTGGGCAGCAGGTATAGTTTAGATGATTTGAACTATACAGTCACAAAATTTATACAACATAACACAGGAACCGGATTATACGAATATCAGGTTGAATGCGAAACACCCGGAAGGGACGGAGGAAGGAAAACAGGAAACTTAATTCCGATTGACTACATAAATGGATTAGGTAGAGCTGAAATAACGGAACTTTTAATTCCCGGACAGGATGAAGAAGAGACAGAAAAACTGAGACAGAGGTACTTTGACAGTTTCAACATGAAAGCATATGGAGGGAACATATCTGACTATAAACTTAAAGTGCACGAAATCGAGGGTGTGGGAGCTGTCAAGGTGACACCAGTATGGAATGGTGGCGGAACTGTATTATTAACCATACTTGACAGTGATTTTAATCAGGCAAGTCCTACGCTGATTAAAAAAGTGCAGGATACAATGGATCCGACAAAAGATGCTAGAGGCCTTGGGGTTGCCCCTATCGGGCATGTCGTGACAGTACAGGGGACAAGCAACGTTGCAATTAACATACACACAAACATCACATTTGAGCCTAATTTTTCATGGCCACTTGTAAAATTAAAAGTTGAGGAAGTGGTAAAGAATTACTTGCTAGATCTGAGAAAAACATGGGCTCTTAAAAATGAAAAAGTGAGTAATAATCTAGTTGTGAGGGTGTCACGTATAGAGGCAAAAATACTTGATATAAATGGGATTTTGGACATTCAGAACACAACAATAAATGGGAGTCCTAACAATCTGCAATTAACTGAATACCAGATTCCTGTGTGGGGAGGTATCACAGTATGACGATTTTAGAAAATATTAACGTCGACCTGCTGTCATATCTCCCTGATTTTATGCAAGAATACAGGGAAATTAGGCGGATAATGGAAAGCGAAGAACCTGAGCTGAGGTTGTTGTGGGAGCTGCTTAGGAAAGTATTTAATAACCAGTTTATTCAATATTGTGACGAGGATGGGATAAGTAAGTTTGAGGAAATGTTGGGATTACACAGGTATGAAAATGATACGCTGGAAATCAGAATTTTTAGGGTTTTAACTTATTGGAATGACCAAATCCCTTACACATGGAGAGTTTTAGTGAATAGAATGGATCAGCTATGTGGTGCTGGAAACTACGAACTGAGTCCCAATTTTAACGTGTATGAGCTTGGAATCACTACTAAGTTTGATGATGCGAAAAAATATGACGAACTGAACAACATGCTCAAAACAATATTGCCCGCAAATTTAGGATTTAACAGTATTAATATACTTACTCCAAAAACTGAAAACAGAATATTTATATCTAATGGGGTAATAAACTATATGAAATATGGAATAAGTGCAAAACTACCTGATGCGGTATTTAAAATATTTGCAACATCAGGATTTATGCACGGGAAAAAATATATAATAGGAGGTTAAAAAGTGGCAGTTTTTAAAGATACGACGATAACAGATAACGGGAGAGCTTTGATAGCGAATGCACTCGGAAACAACAAGCAGATTACGTTTACTAGGATGGTAACGTCAAGCAAGGTTTACAGTGATACTACTGATATATCAAAGCTCATAAATATTGATGAAATAAAGCAGACAGTCAATCTGTCGAGAGTAAGTCAGGAAAGTACGAAAGTAAGGCTGAACGCAATATTTACAAATGCATCAGTCAGTACGTCGTATAAAATTGAAACTATAGGGCTATACGGAAAAATAGATTCAGGAAATGAAATACTGTACAGTGTGACAAGAGCGGCAGAGGCTGACACGATGCCTGCGACAAACGGGATTAATCTGGCCACGGTTGAGATTGACTTGATTACTGAAATAAATAATTCTAACGGGGCAACAATGCAGATTAATCCATCCACTTTGGTTACACTGTCAACTCTACAGGACTACATCAAGCATGAAGAAAAAATGAACTGGATGGGTACAGATGGATATGGTGGACTATTGCAAGATGCAGGAACTAAAAAAGTTGGGATTGCATATTATGATAAAGCGAATAAGCAGATGGTTGTTCCAACTGTTGAAAATACTTTGACCTATTTCGAGGGGTTAAAATTTATTCCAATTTCAGACTATCAAAATGCAAAAAAATTGGAAAATTTATACAAAGTGCAGCAGGCGAAACTTTACGTACATTCTGAAGCAACAGGGCAAGGGAGATCAACTTGCAATATTGTTCAAAAGTGTGGAAATGTAGTAACTATTATTTTTGATAGCGGAGACACTTTGAGATATACAAGTGATAATACTGTGATTTTTAGCATTCCTGAAGGCTACAGACCAAAATCCTTTTTGTCCGTAAATGCATCACAATTCAACGGAACTGCTGGGACAATTTATATTCAACCAGACGGAACTGCTAAATGGAAAGGTCCGACTGTAACTACAGCAAGCATAATATTTTCAGTCAGTTATATTGTTTAAACTAAGTTTATTTAGCTAAATATACTGCATTGATATATAACGCGGAGCTTGTTCGTGCTCCACGCCACACTACATTACCGTTTGTTTCTATGTGAGCCGCTCCACCACTGGCAGAATTAATTATTCCAACGCTGACTGGAGTTAAGAACTTTGGACGAAATTTTTCAGGAATGTTAAAAAGTACTTCTCCATAGTTTTTTCCGTTGTACACTTCGTTGGAATCTACAGTCAGAATACAAATATTTCCAATTTTGTGAATTACTCCGACCGTGAGCCTTGAATCTATCGAATAGCTTTCAACACTGGATAAATTTTCCAATCTACACAGAAATAATTAATAAAAAAAATGAGGAGGTAAAAATGATAGTAAATATATATGATAAAAATAATCTACAAGTTATCGCACGTCCTGTTGCGACAAGCTTTGAAGATTTTAAAAATAACCCCATCCTGTTCTACCCTGACTGGGATAATGCAAAGCATATTTGTTCTGATACGGAATTTCAAAACCCAATTTTGGTTTTGGGAAATATCAGAGAAATGACAAAAGAAGAACTATATAACACTGGAAAATACACTCTTGCGAATAACGAAATATTTGCAGACGGAAAAATCAAAACAGTTGCACTTTCCGAATGTGAGTATGTGGAAAATAATGTCATTAAATTAAACAGAGAAAAACGGATAGAACGAATAAAAAAAGAATTATATGAGCTAAGACTAGAGTACGATATAGCTCCGTTTGAATTTGAAGTAGAAGGGGTTAAATATCTGCAAAACAATCGTAGCATAGACCAGTCTAACTTGACTAGAATTGTTGTCATGTGCCAGGCAATGAAAAAAAACTGAATTCGAAAACTGGAAATTTTATACAAAGGATAACAGTGAGAAATATGTTAATTTAACATTGCAAGACATGATGAAAATGGCAAATATAATGCAGTTGCATACTACAAAAGCTATGACAACAGAGACATTACTATCGCATAATCTGGAAAATTTAACTGACAAAGAGCTTAAGGATTATGATGCAAAAGATAGATACGAAAAGGCTTATAAAAATATGTAAGGAGGTATTTATGCTGGAAAAAGATAAGCTATATATATCATTTCACAAGCCCCGCGGTATAGTGGGGCTTTTAATTTCCGTCTGGACGCTAGGTGAATATAGCCATTGTGAATTTGTTCATGGCGAAAATGTATATCTGGCTAATCCGGGAGGAGTCAGGGATGAAAAGTTCAAATACAGGAAAAACATGGATATTTTTGAGCTTGACAGTAGCATATGGCCTTCAGATGTGATTGACTTTTTCAATGCTAATAAAGGCAAAGGATATGATTACAAGGCGATAGTAGGGAGTCAGTTTGCTTGGTTTCTTAATGCTCAGGACAATGAGAAATTTTTTTGTAGTGAATTCTGCCTAAACGCTATTGACTACGCGTTACAATTCACATTGACATACAAAGGACAAACATTGGAGAAGAAAGGATATCATAAATTTAATCCAACACGTTTGTTTAAATATCTAAAAAAAATGGAATTAATAAAAGAAAAGGAAGTGTTATAAATGAATATAGAAAAACTTATATGTACAGAAATTGAATTTGATAACAAAAAATACAAAGTGATTGGGGTGAATTTTGAAAAAGATAACATAATACTGAATGTAGAAGAAATAAAAGAAGAGAAAACAACTGTTGAGACAAAAAAATACGTGTTATCAGATGCGAGTATTGAGAAAATGAAAGGAGTGCATCCGAAACTGATTGAACTCATGAAAAAGGCAATAGGCGATAGCCCATATGACTTTAAAATCATACAAGGTCTAAGGACTGCCGAATATCAGAACAGTTTATATCAACAGGGAAGAACTAAGCCTGGTAAGATAGTTACAAAACTTGATGGATATAGTAGAAAATCAAATCATCAGGCAAAAGCTGATGGCTACGGCCATGCAGTAGATATAGCGGTTTGCGGGCAATACGACCAAAATGGTAACTACGTAAAATGCACTACGGATGCTGAAATGTTTGATAACAAAAAACTTGTCGAAATCTCAAGACACGTCAAGGTTGTAGCAAAAGAAATGGGAATGGAAATAGT